GTCTGATCATTTGATATCTTGTCAAATTCATGTCTGCAAATCTGGTGGCCACCTCTGCTGATATGGCCCTCTTTGCAGGAATAGTCAATGGGTTGTTGTATTCATACCATGACACACCATTTTTATCCGTGTAGATCTTTGTCATGGGGATCTTCCTGTCCATTGTTGTGGAGGATGTTCCCTTTGGTTTTGCTTTCCAGAATGTCATCTCTTTGTCTGTTTTATGATTGATGGGTTGTTTGGTTCAAATATAGTCATTTGATGAATTTAATAAAATCATGATGGTATGTCCAAAGGAAGTATCTGAAACAATCCAACAGATGGGTGGAGTGTTTGTCTTTTGATTTGTCAATGTCACCCTGGGCATCAGTCTGGACTGACTGCAGATCATTGATCAACCATTGACATGATGAGTCAATCGCAAATTCTGGATGTCTCTCCAAAATGGAGTTCACCAGGACTCTGGAATTCTTTATGGATGGATTGATGCTGGGGACTTTGAATGATGACTTTGGGAGATCCAATTGTGATTTGATGATCTGGTAGTAGTTCATGGATCCTTGGGTCATTGCAGATCTGTTTGATCCACTGGCATCACCAGTCACTTGAAAAATCTGCCTACCAAATGTCACCAGGATGGCCTCACATAATGCATAGATGTCTGAATTCCTCAATCTAAATTCCTTCAATATTTTGATAGATCCATTAAAGGATTGACCTGCCAGGCAAGTGATGGGATCCACATTGAAGTCAAATGATAGGATGATGGGTTCACCCTTTTTGATCTGAAGTCCAGGTCTGACATTCCTGCTTTTTTGGAAGGCATAGGCAAAGGGTCTCTCCACATCCATGATGTCCCAGTTCCCTTTGACAAAGATCTCCCTGGTCATCTCATCAATGTTGGCCAGTCCTTCCAAGTATGTATCTGGAAGTGATGGATTGTCAACCATCAGTGACTGCAGGTAGTAGTGATCTGATGGTAGTTCACCTTTGATGGATGGTTCATGGAAGACCTCTTTGGTCCAGTTCTGTGATGGGTTGCAGGTGACCATGATGATGGGCATAGGTTGCCTCTCCATCCCTGGGATGATGTGCCTGCCTGCCCTCAATTTGCATTTCTCAAAGGTCTTCCTCTGGCATTCCTGTCCTTCCTCAATCAAAAAGAAGTTTGCCTCAATTCCATCAAATCTGGTTAGATTTTTATCCTGTACATAGTTCTCTGGAAAAAAGGTGAGTGATGATCCATTGCGAAATCTCACCACTTGGTCTGTTTGGTTGAATGACTTGATGAATATTTTTGGGCATAGTTTAAAAAATGAATGGATGGTGGTCCTCTTCAGGGATGGCAAAGACTCTCTGATCACAAATGACTTTGAATTTGGATAGACCTTGGCCAACAGAATAAGTGTGGCCAGTGACACATAGGACTTCCCTCCACCTGCTGCTCCACCAAATAGTAGGTGTCTGAATTTTCCAGAGAAGACTGCATCAATGAATTCTTTTTGTTTTGCGTGTGGCTCAAATAGGACTCCACTCATGTGATGATGTTGATCAACCATCCTACTGAATCAATAATCCATCTTACCATATTGATTGATCCAATGATTATTGAAATCAATATCCAGATGGTCAATGTCACTTGGGTTTTAAATTTGGGACTCCAGTTCAATGGTTGGTTGTGTGTTCTTTGCATCATTTGAATTTGATTGTTTGGTCCCCAATTTTAAACACCTGCTCCTCTCCTCCAAAGTCCATGGTCAGGTCTTCATTCCAGTGAACTGGATCACTATTTTTCAGGGCAAAAATGATGGCAGTGGCATTTGGTGAGATATATTTTTTACGTTTTTTCACCCTCTTTCCCACCAGTTCATTCTTTTTGTTGTAGATCTCCTCCACCTCTTCCTCCTCCACCCAGAATCCTTCCACTAATCTTTGAAGTCCAGTGGAGGCTTTCTCTCTGATTCCTTCCTTCTCCACTCTGGAATGGGCATCCTTGGCCTTTTTGAATAGTTCTGCAATTTCGGAAACGTCTGCACACCAATTCCAAAATGTCCTGGCAGTGACTCCGAGTTCACCACAACAGGAATCCAAAGTCACACCACCAAGTTCATAGAGTTGGCAGATCTTCTGGGACATTATTTTTTTGTCATCCAAAGATCTCTTTGTGGTTTTTTTTTCAGTCTTCATTTATTTGGTGGGTGATGGATCTGATAGTCAAAGTTGTTCAAATTTACAATTTTCTAATCATTCTCATCATTTTCCCCATCCAAATCAATGAGATCACAAAGGAGTTCCATGGATCTGATCAATTGGACCCTGGATTGTTCTATCATCTGCCACCTCCATTGAAATTCATTGAGTGAGACATCTGGGTCATTTGCCCAATTGATTTGCAGATCATCAATGATCTGATTGAGAGTATTAATAGGATTCATTTTTTGTTGTTTTTTTTTCTCTCTTTGACCTCATAATTTGCAATTAGAAATGCAAAGACTCCAAAGGTGATGATCCAAATAATAAGAATTGATTTGAGAATGGTTTCAATCATTTTCTGCCTTTTATATTCTCATCAATTTCCATCTCCATTCTTTTTTTGTTTTCCTCAAATTCCTTCAATTGTTGTTGCATTGTGAATATGAGTGATGTTAATTGAGCAATATGTTGATTGATGAAATTGATTCCATTTTGCAGGTTGGTGATATTTTGATTGTGCTTTATGCTCATTTTTTTGATTTTTTAAGTGTCTCCCTATCATGTGGGTGGAGGGAGTTCATCCATTTGATGTGGTTTATTTTTTGTTTTGTTTTAACGAGCAAATAGTTCATCCCATCCAGGAATCCCACTATTTTGAGAATCTTTGCCAAAATCCAAATGATTGATGCCAGGATGATGAACACCAAAGCAATTCCAAAGTAAAATGGAAAAGACAGGATGATTCCAAATTTGATTTTTAAATTTGTCATAATTTTAATTTTTCTATGTTTTCCAAGTAGTTTTTTAAAATGTCTTTTTTGATGTAGAATCTGGATGGTTGATCTGGGACTCTGATTCCTGCCAATATCCTGGATTGATCCTTTGGTGGGATCAGATTGATGCAGTTTGAAAGTAGTGCAAAACAGGAATGATTGTTAAACACATCAGTGATTTTGATGATAGGATCTTCATGATCATGGTCAATAAAACTTAACCAGGTTGTAATGCCCAGATCTAAGGTTCTGAATTCCAAAAGAGTTTCTGATTTGTTAATGATTCCAATGATTTTGAAGTCCAGTGACTCCTCTAATTTTTTTTTGACATATTCCTGGATGAATTTATCCAGGTCATCTTGGGTTCCTATGAATTGGATGGATCTTGGTCCTTCCTCTTGATCAATCACATCAATGATCCATTCCTGTTCCATCATGATCTGGATTTTTTGGAGTGAGTAGTTCCATTTTTTCCACCTGGATCTCTTGGACTTTGACTTCCTGTCCATCATTGTTGGTCCATGTTCTGGTTCTGATCTTGCCTTCCACCATCACTTTTGATCCCTTGTGGCAGTATTTTTCCATGAAATTTGCAGTGGTGTCCCATGTGGTGCATGAAAACCATTCTGTGATCTTTTGTTTGTCACCATTCCTGTCTTTGTAATTTTCAGAGACTGCCAGTGAGAAGTTGCAGACCTTTTTTTGTTGGTCAAATGTTTTGATTTGCAGGGATCCAATGTTCCCAATTAAGATGACTTTGTTCATGTTGGTGTGAATTTAGTTGTTTTTTTTTATAGTGTGAGAATATAGTCTTTGATGATCTGTTCCACATCCACCTGTTCCTCTTTAAATTTTTTGAAGTAGTGGTGGATGGTTAATTCATAACATTTTGAAAAAATGTCATTTTTGCATATATGTTCCAATCCATGTTCCTGAATTTGTTCATGGATTTTTCTGAATGATCTGGCATCATTGATGGTTTCCCAATTCTGATTTTTTCTTTCCATTTGGTCTTTTACAATATCAAATGCCTGACTATAGATA